GATTCTACCCAACCTTCACGAGTATCTGGTATTTCAAATACTTGAGCTTCTCTATCTTTGTCTACACCTTTAACTACTATCTCTCCAGCACCTTTGGTATCGAATCCTACACCAACACCTAACATACTAGCATCCATAAGGAAACAGAATGGTTTCGCGTAATCCTCTTTAATTGTACTAGTGGACACAAAAGCACAATTGTTTAAAGCCGCATATAATCCCTTTTCTTCTGTAACAGCTGTTCCCATAGCCCACAATCCACGACCTGGTGGAAGAAACTTCATCGTGAATATCCTCTCATACATATCTTGAGCTGACTTTTGTGCTTGCCATGGATTCCAACCTAATTGATGTGAGTCTATCCAATTCTTTTGCATGGTATAGGTTCCTTCAACAACTCGTTGAACGGTTTCCCACCACCGTTCATTTTTACCATCTTCTTTTATTCTTGAATATGTTCTCATATAAACTAACTCACCGAGTCCATTAAAACCAAATGGTGGCTTTTTTCTTTTATATTTGTTTATAAACTTTTCCGATAACGTAAACTTTTCCATTCTGTATCCTTATAATCTTTCCTAGTAACATAGATAAATATAATATATATTAAATCATAATTACAATTTTATTCAAATCCTTCAACTTTTTTTTCCATGTCCTTATATTTGTTTGCTAACTCTTGTCTTAAGAACTCGGAACTATTATTCATTTTATCTTGTGTATCTTTTCCAAACTGACTACTACCCTCATGTATCTTTACGACACCGATGTTAGTATTAATTGTAGATGGATATGTAACACCATCAATACCAAATCTATTTTTTATCACATGAAATCTACCTGTGTTTGCAATCTTATCTTCTACCTTACGACTCATACTAATAACAAAGTCAGCTGTCATTACCTTACTATAATCTTCAGCTACTTTATCAGCACCAATCACATCTTCTTCTAGAGCTGAACGATTAGCCTGTGAAGCAGTCCATATAGGGATTTCCAACTCACCAGCTAGTCCACGTAAATCTTCATAGATGTTTCCTATTGCATGTCTCTTCTCCTTGAAGTTTCCTGTAGGCATTAGGATATCTGCATAGTCTACAATCACCATGTCAATATCAACACCACTTAACTCTATCTGTTTTAGATGTGAACCTAACGTTTGAACCGAAGCAGCTTTGGTTGGAAAGTATTTGATAAGTAATTTACCAGGTAGTTTTGACAGTTGTTTTTCTATCTCTTCTTTATGATATTTTATATTAGCAGTTGTAACTCCACTAAATATAGAATCATATCTAAGTCCAACATAGTTTTCGTTTAACTCTAAAGAATAATGAACTACTGTTTTACCTTGTTTAATTACTTCTGAACCTAAAGCTTGTAATGTCCAAGACTTACCAATACCAGCAGGTGCAACTACAACACCAAGTTCACCAGGACCTAGACCACCATCTGTTATATCATTGATAACATCCCACGGAGTCTTAACTGTTATTCTAGCTGATTCTGATAATCTTACCTCTAACGATGGGATATAATCATGACCTAAATCTCTAGTTGTACCAGCCTTCATAGCATTATCTATAGTAGATTTTATACCATCGTAATCTTTATTTTCTAACATTTCAACAGATTCTAATATAGCATTTTTTAACGTTTGATTCTTACAGAAATCTAATGTTTCTGATTGTACAAATTCTAGGTCTGTTGCTTCAATATTCTTCCAAACATCTCGTAACTTTTCTACAACACCAGATTTTAATACATCGTTATCTATTTCATCTACCTTATACTTCACGACTTCCAATGTAGGTTGTTTCTTATATTCATAAAAGTAATCTCTGACAGCCTTAACTAACCACTTGTTTGAATCTGAATCAAACATATCTGGTTCTAATATATCACTAATAGTTTGAATAAATTTTACATCACTCATTAAAGATGCAATGATTTTTGATTGAAATGATGTTCCAAATTGTGTTAGTGTTTCACTCATTTACTCTCCTTTCTAAAAACAAAAACTGGTTCATATTTATAACCCTTTCCCATAATACTTGATAATGTTAATTGTAATGTTTCCTCTTGAACAAATCCCAACTCTTTAGATATACGAATTGTTTCAGTTTCTATGAAATCATATTTAGGAGTATTTGCAATATTAATCAACATATACCTATTATCTTTTAATCCATTATAACAATTTTGAATGGTCTTCTTCAGAAATCCATTTACCCATTCATTTTTAGTAGGGAACTTAACAAAACTTTGTGTACTTTCCAAGCTATATTTTTCAGTATCAAAGTAAGGTGGTGAAGTGAAACACAAGTCGAGTGACTCTTCTTTAGGTTTGTATTCTTCACTCCCGAGTTTATAAATATCAATCTGTTTTCCAAAATACGAAAAATCTTTCACCATCCTTTGAAGTCCATCATAAGTTTTGGATGATGGTTCTGTTCCTATATAGTGTTTAGTATTTGAAGCAGTTAGAAATCCCAATAGTCTACCACCCCATCCACAACTCATATCCCAAACAACATCACCACCATATTTTTGATAAATAAGTTTAGCTGCTGTTGGTCTAAAATTACTCACAGATTGTGTACCAGTATATATTTTTATCGATTGTCTTAGTCTGTTTTCATGAAACTTATTTTTTTCCATACCCTCTTCACCTTTAAAATGTTTCATGTTCCAATTCCAACATTTTTTAATAGTCGATTTGAATTTATCATCATCATGAAAAATTTCCATAGGGGACATTTTAGCACCACCACAACGAACTTCCCAAAAGTGTGGGAAGTATGTCCAAGCCAATCTTAAACAGTGCATAGTCTGAACTATTTTATTTCCATCCAATATCGTATCAACATCAAACTTTTTTAGTTTTTTCATGTGTGTGTATTTTTCATCATCACGAATCATATAGTGGGGAAATCCATGTCGTCTGTAGTATTTAAATATTACGTCTACACCATAATCTATATCTACATTTCGAATATCATTTGTAACTCTATGAAACTCAAGGTCTAGTGAGGGAACATCTAAATACTTACTTAATACATTATAATCTACACTCATTTATTGTGTGTTTTCTCGGCATAACTATTTAACTGATTAAAGTTATTAAGTAACCAACTCGTTACATTTGGTAAAGCTGTAAATAGTTTATCTTCTAAAAACATCTTCTCAAACTTAAACTTAGTCAATCTGTTGATTGGTGAATTTACTGCATCAATTATCTTTGTCTTTGTTGAACCAGATATATCAACATCTGATAATTGCATTAGTTTATAGTTTAGTTCTATTGTGTCTTTATGTTCTGGTAACTCATTTACAACTTCATCCATCTCAACAATACGATTTTCACTAAGAAATGGTAACTTCTTTTGAATTGTTTTTAGTCCAAGACCACGAACACCACTAATGTTATCTGACTTATCACCATCCAATACCCTATACCAAATAAGATTATGAGATGAAATACCATACTCATCTAAAACTTTATCTTCATCATACATCTTCTTTTTAGTTGGACTCCAAATTTTTATTCTTCCGTTTGCTAATTGTAAGAAGTCTTTATCGGTAGACATAATTGTGATTTGGGAATCAGTAAGAACTTGTCTACAGATATATCCTATGGTATCATCTGCTTCGATGTTATCATATGATAATACAGTTACTGGTAATGTATCTAGATACTCAACCACTCTTTGTATTTGCATAATCATGTTCATCTTTTCATCATCTTGTGATGCAAAACTATTAGAACGATTTACTCGATACTTTGTTTTTCTATTTTGTTTATACTGTGGATATAATTTGCGACGGCGATTAGAACCACCCTTCCCATCAAAAGCAATGATGACACGAGTGGGCCTAATCATATTTATTACATAACCAATACTTCTTAAGAAACCAACTATTCCACCAATGTGAATACCATCCTCATTAGTAGTTGGTATAACACTAAACACTCGGATAAACGTGTTTAGGCCATCTATAATTAGTACTTTGTCATTTGGTTCTCCACCGTCAATAGAACCACCTTTTTTCTTTATCTCATCGAGTATAGACAAATATTTAGCATTACTCACTTACTTCCTCTTCCACCACTACATCATCAATTCCAAAATTCTTTTCATATTTTAGAATGACTTTATCACAAATAAGTTCGTAGCAATGTGATTTGAAGTCTTCGTCTTTAAAGTACTCAGCCCAATCCTTAGATTGAAACTTAATCTCTTTTCCATTGTGGTCATCCATAGTGTACCAAGCACCACCTTGTTTTACAAGTTTGTGTTCTTTTAATACTTTTAACCAACTACCTTCGTTATCAATACCACTTTCAAAATAAAGTTCGAAATCAGCGTGTCTCATGGGTGGGCCAAGTCTGTTCTTAATGACTTGAGCTCTCATCTTCATTCCGATGGTATTGTTTTTCTTGTCTTTGATTTGACCAACGTTCTTTAATCTGATACGAGTTGATGCGTGGAATGGTAAAGCTTTACCACCACTTGTAGTCCAAGGATCTCCAAACATCACACCAAGTTTTTGTCTAAGTTGATTTGTAAATACGAGAGCTATCTTCTGTCTTCCAATCATCTGAGTAATCTTTCTCATAGCTTTAGATATAACAATAGCTTTTGAAGTAGCCCAACCATCTT